GGTATCAGCGCCGTCGCCAGCAGTTTCATCGGCAGGTTGCGCATCGTCGGCGTCCTCGTCGGCGTCCTCAGTCACCTCGTTGCCGAGGTCCAGGTTCTCGTCCAGCTCCTCCAGAAGGTCGCCGGGGAAGTGATCTTCAATTTCCAAGCCCATGGGTGCTCCTTATTTGCTCTTGCGGGGGGTAGGTTTGTCGCCGCCTTTCGCGGCACGCGCTGCCGATGCCAGCTGCACCTCGCCCTGGAACCGGGTGGCCGCAAGCTGGGCTGCGGTACGCAGCTGCTCGCCCTGTGCCCGGGCCTGATGGGTGAGCTTGGCCAGCGCCAGTCGCGTCTGCAGTTCTTCGCGCTTGAGCGCGATCTGGACTTCCAGACGGTCGCGCTCGAGCTGCACTTCTGGGGAGTCGTCGCCGCCGGCGAGCTGGCTGGCCTTGGCCATGTTCAACGCCGTGGCCGACTGGAAGTTCTCCGCCTGGGCCTGCAGCTTGGCCAGCTCGGCCTGAGCAGACTGGATGGCCAGCTCCTGCTGCATCTGCATCATCTGCAGCTCCTGCTCGGTCGGCTCGGCCATGCCCAGCATCTTCTCGACCTCGGCCGCAATGTCGTCGCGGTCGGCGAGATCGCTGTGGCGAATGATGATCGGGTCTGGGATGGCGATGCCGTTCATGCGCATTTCCATCAGCTCCGCGAACTGGCCTTCGTCGTAGTTGTCGCGGCTCGGCGAAGTGCTGATCGCGATGTCGTAGGTGCCCTCGGTCACGTCGTTCACCAAAGTGCCGGCCGCGTCCATGTAGTTCAGGACAATCTGCTCGTCCTCCGCGCTCGGGTTCGGATTGAACGTGACCTGAATCACACGCTCCTCGGTGTAGAAGTCCTGGACGAGCTCCAGCACCTTCTCGAACACCAGACGGCGAGTCAGCTCCAGGTGGGTAGCCGGAACCTCCAACTGCACCTGGCCCTGAGTGGTCTTGCGGTCAAGCGCGACGCCCGACACGGACGGGGCGGCAAAGCCCAGCATGCCGTCGTTCACACCGCTGATCTCGCGGATCGAGAACGCCGCCTTCTCGCTGATGCGATCAATACCACTCGGTACAGTGTTCGGCTGAATCTTGGCCGGCGGGTTGGCCCCACGCGCGAACTCGAGCACCAGCCCGGTCTCTGCGCCGCGCTGCTCCAGCTCGTCCGCCGTCATATTGACCAGGGTGCCCTCCTCAATCATCCAGCCGCTGTTGGCGGTGGTGTTGACGATGTGCAGCTCCTGGCTCCGGGTCTTGTTCAGGTACTCCTGCGGCCCGACCAGGTTCTTGACCATGCCGAAGGCTACGCCACGGCGGAAGTACGGGAAGTACGGTACGACGGTGAAGGTCTTGTACATCGACCAGTCATCGAACAGCAGCACCTGGTCGGCGCTGACCGTCCAGCGCACGCGGCGCCCCGGGCGCTTGTGCATGAACAGCTGCATCTTCTTGGCGAAGGCCTCGGCCTTGGCGTCGTCCCAGCCGCTCGGAACCTCGGACATGTCGCCCGTGGCCGGATCGACGAACATGCGCTCCTGGGTCCACTTATAGTGCTGACGCTCGATTACGCGTACAGAACGGATGTCGCGATCCTCGGGGCTGTTCGGGTCCACCAGTGAAGCGTGGCGCGAGTCCTCGCCGAAAGTTTTGTCGTCGAAGCGCACGCTGTCGTAGCGGAAGCACTCCCCGCCAGCAGCGTGGGACTTGAGGGCGTCAGCCTTGGCACGGCCGTACAGGTGCTCGATCTCGTCCAGCGACATCCAACGGGTGATGATCACCTCGTTCCATGTCTTGGGGTCATACTCCTTGGCGTCCGGGTCAAGTACCACAGTGCCCGGGTCGAGCGAGCTGATTTTCACCTCGCCCTGCAGATGGTCGGAGAAGTCCATGCGCACGTCGAAGAAGCCCCGGTCCTGGATCAAGCCGTCGCCGGCCACCATCATTTCCAGGTACTTGTACCGGTTGGCATGGGCGATCTGCATGGACAGCTTGTTCAGGATGCCGGCCACCTGCCGGTTGGCATTGCGGCGCGGCTTGAAACTGACCTGCACATCGCGGCGCAGGTGCTCACCCAGGGCGGTGTTGATCACCGCCAGAATCATGTTGAAGGTCAGCGCCGGTCGGCCCTCGCTTTCCAGCTTGGCCTTGACGGCTTCGTCCCACTGGCCATCACCGGTGTACATACCGTTGAGCTTCTTGGACTCCTCAAGGTAGCGCGCGTGCCCGTTGTCGCGGGCACGCACGTATCGCTCATGGTTGTGCTTGGCAATGGTTGTCGGATCGGTCGCCACCGGCGGTGCCCTCAGAGAAAATCAGCTGTGCTGATATTAACACACAGTGCGGGTGCCGCGCTTGGTAGCAAAAGTGTCCGCAAGGTCAGTGACCCATTGGCGGAGCTGCTCGTCACTGGCCTCGCGCAAGCAGGCAAAGTCGTCGCCGTCCATAACGACCTCCTCCAGCCGCATGCCGCGAACGACGGCGGTCACGTCCATCTGGCGGTCGTCGCCGCCTTGCATGAATACGATCATCTGGCCTCCTTATGACGCCATGTGGTGTTTGCGCCCGGAATGACCCCGGGCTAATTTGTTCAGCTTGTCCTTCCAGCTCTTTTTAGGTGGGGGCTTCTTCTCGCGCGGGCGCACCAGCAGGCTGAGCATCTGACCGATCCAGGCCATGGCGTCGACGCCGTCGTCGTTCACGCCGTTGGGGAAGCGCATCATTTCCGCCACCAGCTGCATGGTCACGTTGCAGTGCTTGCGGAAGAACACCAGGCCCTGCTGCATGCGGCCTTGGATCGAACGGGCCCGAGCGATCTTGTCGCGGGTACCGGGCTTGAGCTCCTCGATATAGAAACTGGTCAGGCGCTCCTCGCGGATACGCTTGTCGAGGAACGGCCGCAGGGTCATTTCGATATGCCCGCGCTCCAGGCCGGTGATCGCCGGGCGCCAGGTCTTGTAGACCTCCAGCACTTTGTCCACGAGCTCGAGCGTGCCCCAGCGCCCGCGCTGTATGTCGACCACGAAGGTACGGTCGAACTGATCCACGCCGACCGTGATGCCGACCGAGTAGTCATTCTGCTCCTTCTCCCCGATCGCAAAGTCCCAGGCCGTGTAAAAGTTGAGCTCGCTGTAGTCCGGGATGTCTTGCGCCCCGTACCACTGGAACATGCCCTTGTTAAAATAGTCGCCGTCCTCCGGCGTCGGGTTCTGCTGGTACAGCGCCTGCCAGTCACGCGGGCCGACAGCGCGTTTGATCCGCTCCAGGGCGTCGTTGTCGTAGCGCTCGGCATGCAGCGGGTCACCCGCTTTACGGAACAGCTCGTCGCAGACAGCCTGAGCTGGGTACTCGACTACAACCCACTCGTCGCCCTCCCCCTCGGCCTGCTTACGCAGCAACCGCCCCGCGAGGTCGTCATCGTGCCAACGGGTCAGGATCACCAGCACCCCGCCGCCAGGGGCCAAGCGGGTGTAGGCGGTCGAGGTGTACCAGTCCCAGATTGACTCGCGGTTAGCGGCCGACTCAGCGGACTCACGGTTTTTTACCGGGTCATCTATGACCAATACTGAACAGCCCTTTCCTGTAATCGGGCCGCCCACCCCAGCCGCCGCATAACCGCCGGAAGCGGTAGTCAGCCACTGTTCAACCGACTGGCTGTCCTTACTGATAGTACATTCGGGGAAGACGGCGCTGAACGCGGCGTCCCGTACTACCTCGCGCACTTTACGAGAGAAGCCGTTGGCCAGGTCAGAGCCATAGGAGCAGCCAATAATCTCGTGGTCCGGGTACCGGCCCAAGTGCCAGGCGGGGAATGAGCGGGAACCGATCTCTGAGTTATGGGTAGGCGTCAGGCAGCGCCCGACCAGATACAACCCATCAGGTGCATCAACCTGGATACAACGCCCTTTCTCACCGTTCGGCTCCACCCGCACTGCGGCGATACCAACAGCCCGCTGGGGGGCCAACCGGGTCGGACGTTTACGGGGTAATACGCAGGGGACATCAAGCGTCGGCTGGAAGCCGACCACGTAATACTCATGTCGGCCTTGGATGCCGGACGAAGATCGCTTCGGCTGTTCGGTGGTGCAGTAGGGGCGGAACCCTAGACCGGCGCACAGCTCCATCACACCATCGGCGAGTCGGCGGTCGGCAGTGGTGAAGCGCATCCGCCCGGTGCGCTGGCAGGTATGACCATCAGTATCAATGAGGCCTGCCAGCAGCTCCAGGCGTTGTTCGATGGAACTGCGCAGGTACGGCTCCGGGATGTGTTTATCGGGTGTCACGCCCAAGGCACGCAGCTCAGTCAGCAGGCGACCCGCCACGCCGGGGCGCGGGCCACTGAACGCCGTAGTCAGCACATCGGTGGTTCGATGGGTCCAGGTCGCTGTGCGCGTGTAGCCAAGCAACTCAATACGATCAACCACAGGGGTATCAGCCTGCGCATGGGTGATACACCCCTTGCCGCGTGTGCCGTCGCCCAGCCACGCGCCCAGCACATAGGGATGGACCAGCAGCGGCTGCTCCGGGAAGTCCAAAGGGCCAACTTCGGGGAGCTGGTAGAGAGTGCGACCCGCACTCTGCACCTGGGCAGCCTTGCCGAACTTCGTCTGGCGCAGAAACCATCGGGTTTCAACCGTGCGCGTGACCCCGGCTGTCCTGTCGTACACCGTCCACTCATGGTTGGCGTGACAACGGATCGTATCCCCAGCTGTGGTCTCGACCAGGTAGTCGTCCTGATGCTCCTCGTCAGCGAGCGCCAGAACACGCACAGGGCGGCCGCTGGGATGAAACACTTCATCGCCGACACGCAGCTCACCGTGGGTCTTCCATCCTGCGGTGGTCAGCACGGGCGTCGAATGTGCGACCTCTTTGCCGTGGCGCGGCGGCATGAAGATCATCAGCCGGGGCGATTGGCGCGCGGCCACGGCGGCGCTGAACCACTCGAGCTTGTCGCAGATGTCTTTGTG